TAGAGAACCATATTACCGTAACACGTCAACGCAAAGAAGAGTTGCTTGTAGATGCTCGCGTGTCTAAGGAAGACTTAATGAGTAACGACAAGTTCGCGCTGCAGCTGCAACAGCTTGGGGTATCACCCCCTAAGAAGTTAAGCCCCACTACAGGTAAAGAGACGTGGGCCTTCGCCAAGTCCGATGAAGGGTTTAAACACCTGTTAACACATCAGGACGAGAGGGTGCAATCACTTGTGGCAGCCAGGTTGGGTAGTAAAAGCACACTTGAAGAAACGAGAACACAAAGGTTCATAGATATAGCTCAACGGGGTCTATTGCCTGTACCCGTTAGGTATTACGCGGCTCATACAGGGCGTTGGGGTGGTGATGATAAGATAAATTTACAGAACTTACCTAGCCGTGGAGCGAATGCAAACATGCTAAAGCGTGGCATAATTGCACCATATGGTCACTCTATAATAGATGCTGACTCAGCACAAATCGAAGCAAGAGTGTTGGCGTGGCTCGCTGAACAGGACGATCTGACCCAAGCGTTTACCAATGGTGAAGATGTATATAAGAAGATGGCATCAAAGATATATAATGTAGCGGAAGGCGAAATTGTAAAAGACCAGAGATTTGTTGGTAAGACTACTATCTTAGGCGCAGGGTATGGTATGGGAGCGCAGAAGTTTCAAGACCAACTCAAGACGTTTGGGTTTGATATGGACATTGAGGAAGCGCGACGTGTAATACAGGTGTATCGTAGTTCTAACTTGGACATTAAGAACTTATGGCGTGACGCTCAACTCTTCCTGAAAGATGGTAACACATTCGGTAAACAAGGAGTGTTGTATGTAGAAGATGGTAAGATACTTTTACCCTCTGGTTTGTATCTACGTTATGACGATCTACAATTTACCACTACAGATAAAGGTGTAGAGTTTGACTACAAAACAAGGCGAGGTCGTGTACGAATATATGGTGGTAAGATAATAGAGAATGTATGCCAAGCCATAGCTCGTTGCATTATTGGCGAACAAATGCTACAAATAGCGAAGAGGTATAAAGTTGTCTTGACAGTACATGACAGTATAGCATGTTGCGTTAAAGACGAAGAGGTGGAAGAAGCACAACAGTACATCGAAGAATGTATGCGACAACCACCAGAATGGGCAGAGGGTCTACCGATAGATTGCGAATCGGGAAAAGGCAAATCTTATGGAGAGTGTGGATGAGTGTAGCACCGTGGTCATATAGTAGAATCAAGGCATTCGAACAATGCCCCAAGCAGTTCTACCATATGAAGATAGCAAAAGATTATAAGGAACAATACACTGAAGCCATGCGTTACGGAACAGAAGTGCATGGTGTAGCAGAAGATTTTATAAGTGATGGTACGCCAATACCAGAAAAGTTTGCTTTCCTCAAAGGCCCCCTGGAAGCACTTAAACGTAGACAGGGTAAGAAGTTTACAGAGATGCGTATGGGTCTTACAGCCAAGCTAGAAACATGTGGCTTTCAAGATAAAGATGTTTGGTGGAGAGGTATAGCAGATCTAGTAATAGTTGACGGCACAAAAGCATGGGTGGTAGACTATAAAACTGGGCGAAATGCAGGGTATGCAGATAAAGGTCAACTGGAGTTAATGGCAATGGCTACATTTAAATACTTTCCTGAAGTCACTAAAGTACATGCGGGTCTGATGTTTGTTATAGCTAAAAAGTTTATAAAAGCCAAGTATGTGTTTGGAGATTTGCCTTCCTTGTGGGATAAGTGGTTAGCTAGTTTTGATCGTATGCAGATCGCCTATGACAATGATACGTGGAACGCACGTCCTAGTGGGTTATGCAAACGTCACTGCGCAGTGATCGAATGTGTATATAATGGGAGTAATTGATGCCGTATACAAAATCGCCTAGACCATACAAGAAAGAATATAAGAAACAGAAGGAACGTGGTGAACATCCAGACAGGATGGAGCGTCAACGTGCCAGAAGATCTTACGACAAAAAAGGTATAAACCGTAAAGGTAAAGATGTATCCCACAATAAGATGTTAAGCAAAGGAGGTTCTAATAAAGATGGCACTAAGTTAGAAAGTCCGTCAAAGAATAGAGCGAGAAACGGACAGAAGAAGAAAAAGAAATGACCAAGAAAGACCCAAAACTAGGAACAGGAAAGAAACCGAAAGGTTCTGGAAGGAGGCTATATACCGATGAAAACCCCAAAGATACCGTCCCTATTAAGTTTGCCACTGTGGCAGATGCCCAAGCAACTGCTCGTAAGGTTAAAAGAATTAATAAACCGTATGCTAGGAAGATTCAAATCCTTACTGTGGTGGAACAACGAGCCAAAGTCGCAGGGAAACCAAGACAAGCCACGATTGCAAAAAAAGCCAAAGAAGAGCTTAGAGCAAAACACAAAACCAAAGCGCGGAAGACCTAAGAAAAAATAAAAAATAAATAAAAATGAGAGAGAGAAATGCAAATAGTAGACAACAAGGCGTTACGCTTACGCTTACGTGACCCTGATAAAGTTACGGAAGTAATACCTAATAGCCGTAAGATAGGTAGTAATGAAGTATTAGTTAATTGGGGGCTTACAGAAGCACGGAGCCTGAATCAGCTAGGTATAAAATCACCTTCACCCATAGAAGCAAAATACAAATGGACAGGAAAATACAAACCGTTTGAACACCAAGTAGCGACTTCATCATTCCTTACCATACACCAAAAAAGTTTTTGTTTCAACGAACAAGGTACAGGGAAGACAGCAAGTGCTATATGGGCATCCGACTTTCTTATGAAACAAGGCGTGGTAAACAGGGTGCTTGTAGTATGCCCGCTGTCGATCATGGATAGCGCATGGCGTGATGACTTGTTTACATTTGCTACACATAGAACCGTATCTGTAGCACACGGGTCAGCAGATAAACGCAGGAAGATAATACAAGAAGGCTCAGACTATGTAGTAATAAACTACGATGGTATCGGTATTGTACTGGACGAACTTAAGAAAGGTGGCTTTGATCTTATAGTTGTAGACGAAGCAACACACTATAAAAATGCTCAGACAAGGCGCTGGAAACTACTACGTCAGCTAGTACACGATAACACGTGGCTGTGGATGATGACAGGCACGCCTGCCGCGCAGAACCCTACAGACGCATACGGGTTGGCAAAACTTGTTAGTCCTAACCAAGTCCCTAGGTTCTTTGGTGCTTTTAAAGATATGGTCATGACAAAGGTATCCCAGTTTACATGGAAGATACGTCCTAATGCTACGGATATAGTATATAGAGCGTTGCAACCTGCTATACGTTTTACAAAAGACGAATGTCTTGACCTACCACCTATGGTGTATACGAAAAGACAGGTAGAATTAACAGCACAGCAAAAGAAGTATTATAAAGAACTTAAAACAAAGTTAGTGCTAGAGATTACAGGGGAAGAGATAACCGCCATAAATGCAGCTGTGACCCTTAACAAGTTACTACAAATATCAGCAGGAGCTATATATACAGACGAAGGAGATGTATTAGAGTTCGATATTAAGAACCGATACCAAGTGCTACGTGAGGTAATAGACGAAGCAAGCCAAAAAGTTCTTGTGTTCGTACCATTTAGACACGCAATAGATATACTTACAGACAAACTACGTTCTGAAGGTATAACAACAGAAGTCATACGAGGAGATGTTCCTGCGCACAGAAGGACTAGCATATTTAAGAAGTTCCAAGAAGATGTTGACCCACAGGTATTGGTGATACAGCCACAAGCGGCAGCGCATGGTGTCACGTTAACACGGGCTAACACAGTGGTGTGGTGGGGACCTACAAGTTCGTTGGAAACCTACGACCAAGCGAACGCACGTGTGCATAGGTCGGGACAGACCCATAAATGTACTGTCGTGCAACTGCAAGGGTCTGACGCAGAAAAACACGTCTACAGACTGTTAGATAGAAAAATAAACGTACACACAAAGTTTGTAGAACTTTACAAAGAAGTACTTGACTAAGATACTTTTTAATATTATATGTAATTACATAATAATAAAAGGAGAGAGATATGGGTGGTAAAGTCACACCTGACAGACTGGCAAAAGCGTATTTACGCATAAGAGCAGAACGATCTGTGTTATCGGCTAAGTTCAAAGAAGAAGACGGAGAGCTTATTCGAAAGATAGATAGACTTAAACAGGCAATGCTAGATCATTGTGAAGCCCACAATGTAGAAAGCGTAAGAACTTCTGAAGGATTATTCTTTCGTTCGACTAAAAGAAAATACTGGGTTAGTGAATGGGATGCGATACACAAACTTATTGTGGAAGAAAACGCACCTCAGTTATTAGATAAACGTATTAATCAGGCGAACATGAGAGAGTTCTTAGAAGAAAATCCTGAACTTAAGCCAGAGGGTTTAGAGATTGAAGAAGAAACAACAATTTCTGTGAGGAAAAAATGAACGAACCTTTTGTATCAATAGACGATATAGCTAAACATTTTAGCGTGTCCGTATCGACTGTTCGTGCTTGGATAAGGCAAAAACACATACCAGAAGATACCTACGTAAAGATAGGTAAAACTTACAGGTTTCGTGTTGGCGACGTTACCTCGGCATTGACTAAAGTATCTAGTAAACGTAGTGCAGAAACAGTAGGTGAAGACCTACTAGAAGACTTAGACGAAGACCTATAATATAGAGAGAAGGAGAGAAAAAATTGGAACAATATATTATAAAAAACGTAGAGGCTCTATGGCCTAAAATAAACAGAACATACCACTTTGATAGTAACGAAGGTCGGTCTGTTCCGTGCGAACCAAAGGATACGAATGCGGAATACTCTATACAGTTTCGTATGGACGAAGCCACTGCAAAGGGGTTGTATTCTGAGATGTCTAGAGTATATCAGGCTAACAAGAAAGAGAAGTGGGCTGATAAACTAGATAGAACCTTTGTTAAAGACGACGATGGTATGTACACACATAAGGCTAACTTGAAGGGTGCATACAAAAATGAAGTCACCAAGAAACCTTTACAGGTGGACGCGAAGGGTAACTCTTTACCAGAGGAGTTTTTGTTGACTACAGGTAGCACAGTTAATGTAGCTGTGCAGTTTGTTCCATATGACATGGGTGGCAAGCAGAATGTTTCACTGCGTCTCAAGGCAGTGCAAGTCATTAAGTACGTGCCGATGGAGGATAAGAATCCTTTTGAAGCTACTGATGGATTTGTATATGCTAATGAAGAGAATCCTTTTAAAGAAGACGCGGTGGCAGAACCAAAGAAGGTCGTTAAAAAGTCTTCTCCTCCCACCAAGGATGCTGACGACGACTTGAGTTCTATCGTTGACGATTGGGACGATTAATAGAACTACACCACGACTAGGTTTATACCGAACGGGCAATGTGTCATGCCCTGTCGTGGTGTCTTTGACACAAGGTGGGAAAAATGGAAACAAAACAATTTTTAGAGAGAGTCTTAGGTGATGGATACTATTCTGTATTAGGTCTTGGGGACAAGAAAGTACAGAGCTTTCACACAACTATAGACGAGGTAATAAGTGAGGCGCACGAACTGGATGCTCAAGGCATCAACGCCTATTTTGGTTTAGCCACATTTCAGACAGGGAATGATAGAACCGTTACAAATGTTAAGAGTCTGAGTTCTTTTTATCTGGACTTGGATTGCGGTGAAGGTAAGGAATACCCTAACCAGAACGCGGCTTTTGTAGATTTAAAAAGATTTATTAAAGAGACAGGTCTACCTAAACCCATGCTGATTAACTCTGGGTACGGGGTGCATGTATACTGGGTTCTTACAGATAGTATATCTTATTCAGAATGGCTCCCTGTGGCCCAGGGACTGAAGAGTATGTGTATACAGCATAACTTGTTAGCAGACAATGGTGTAACTGCGGACGCTGCGCGGGTACTCAGAGTACCTGAGACACATAATCATAAACGTGGTACACAAAAGCCCGTCATGTTTTTTGGTACAGGTGAGTTCCGTGAGGTAGAATTTGACGAGTTTGCACGGTTAGTAGGTAGGGAAGGCGTGACTATACCTACCAAGGTAGACAACGAAGAGAACGCTTTAAAACGTGCGTTGATAGAAAACTCAGAGAACAGTTTTAGAGTTATATTAGATAAGACTGTGAAGGGTGTTGGGTGTGAGCAGATTAAAAACATAATGGAAAACCAACAGGACATAAGCGAACCTTTGTGGAGAGCAGGTTTATCTATAGCCAAGTTTTGTAATGATGCCGACAAAGCTGTACATAAGATGTCTAACAGACACACAGAATACAGTGAGAACTTAACAGAAGATAAGGTAGAGCTTATAAAAGGTCCTTACACGTGCGCTAAGTTTGCAGAAGAAGATCCTGAACCATGCTCGGCATGTCCACATTGGAGTAATATTACCTCGCCCATAAGTTTGGGTAAAGGTATTAAGAAAGCCCCTGCATCAAAAGATATACCTCTATTTCCAGAGCCGTACTTTCGGGGGGCGAATGGTGGTGTATACATGCGTTTTAAGGATAAGGACGGTAACACAGAAGATAAGTTGATATACCAGAATGATCTATATGTGGTCAAACGTGTCATGGATATAGAGGTCGGAGAGGCGATAGTTATGCGTCTACATTTACCTAAAGATGGCGTAAGAGAGTTTACAGTTCCGCTAACTTCTGTAACATCTAAGGAGGAACTAAGAAAACAACTATCTATGCACGGGATAGCTGTGCTACGAATGGATGATATTATGGCATACACAACTACATGGATTACACAACTACAAGCTAAGAGCGTTGCGGAAGAAGCTCGTAGACAGTTCGGTTGGACAGATGATGAGTGTAAGGGGTTTGTTTTAGGTAGCGAAGAAATAACTATAGATGGACCTAAATTCAATCCTCCATCTACACCTACAGCTAGTTTATTTCCTTCTTTTGAACCCAAAGGCACATTAGAAGATTGGAAAGATACAGTTAACTTCTATAATCGTGACAACTTTGAGCTACATCAGTTTGTTCTTGGCACGTCGTTTGGATCACCGTTGATGAAGTTTTCTCCTATAAACTGTTCAGCTTTACATATATACAGTAAGGAGTCGGGCGTTGGTAAGACAACGGCTATGGTGGCAGGTGCATCTGTATGGGGTAGTCCAGAAGATTTAATTATGCACGAACGAGATACGTACAACACCAAGATGAACAGAGGTGAGATATACCATAACTTACCAATGTATATGGACGAGCTTACTAATACTTCAGGTAAAGAACTGTCTAATCTAGCGTACCAACTGACAGGTGGTAAACAGCGTGGTCGTATGTCTGCAAATAGTAATGTAGAACGCCACAGAGGTGAGGCATGGAAGTTGTTGGCTGTGACTACAGGTAATACAAGTATGGTAGAGCGTATAAGTATTATAAAAGCTATGCCGAAGGCAGAAGCCCAACGGATACTTGAATGTCGTGTGAGCAAGATGCACTTCGAAACAAAAGAAGAAACAGATATATTTAGCACGTGCCTACAAAACAATTATGGTCACGCAGGTAAGGTGTACATCAAGCACGTTATGGAAAACATGGAAGAGGTACAGAAACTTATACGTCAAGTGCAAGAGAAGGTTGATCTAAAAGCGGGACTTACAGCAGAGAATAGATATTGGTCTGTGCTAGTCGCATGTACTCTAACTGGTATCATACTAGC